CCTGTAAAATCGGAGACTTGCAAGGTGCTTTCACTGAAGGTATGCGAGACTTGTGCAACCTCCATAGCAAAACAGGCGTTGATGGTTCTGGAGAATACCTCCCCTCGTCAACGGATAGGCAAGTTGGACTCGGGGTACTTGGCTTAGCAAACTTACTAAGACAAAACAACGTCACCTACGAACAGTTTGGTGAGGCACTACAAGCAACTAATGATGGCATACCTGGACTTGGTACAGCTGGATTAATTGCTGGAGAATTTTACAAGGGACTTCAGAGTGCGGCTGAAGTTGCTAGAAGTTATGAGATGGAGAGAGCATTTGCTATCGCTCCTACCGCAAGCTGTTCATATCGCAGTAAAGATAGAGAAGGCTTTACTTGCACACCAGAGATCGCACCTCCTATAGCTCGGAGTGTTGATCGTGACTCTGGAACATTTGGTGTACAGACATATGAATATGGTGATGTAGAGATCGCCTCAGAAGTTGGTTGGGATGCTTATAAGAAAGTAGCTGACCAATTGATGTATATGTTTAATCATACAGGGCTTCTTCACGGATACAGCTTCAACTCATGGAGTGATGTTGTAACCTACGACGAACAGTTCGTTGAAGAGTGGCTAGATAGTCCCCAAACTTCACTTTATTATTCCTTACAGGTAATGGGTGACGTTCAGGATAAGAGTGATGCATACGCAGCTTTAGACGCGAACGATGTCCAAGATTACTTGCAGGGGATTTTAGAATCTAAACCCGACTGCGATTGTCAAGAATGAACCCATATGAAAAGTTACTCAATAGAAAGAGGACATGGACACCAGTCCAAACAACAGCTGGAAAGCTTAAACCTGGAGCAGAGGAGACCATCTACCGTGCTCTCGCAATACGCCACATGGAGTTACCAGTTGGCGAGTTCATTGCAGAGTCACTTGAAAAAGAGGTTCCCGAATCTGCGAGGAAACTCTTAGAGTCAAACGTCAAGGATGAGATCAAGCATGATCTCGCCCTTGGCTACATAACCAACGCTATAGGCGTTGATGAGAAGGCAGAGAAAGAAGCCTTCTTACTTAGGGATGCTTGGGAAAAGCACCCTGATCACATGATAACCAAAGCCTTAGTTATAGAACGTGCTATTTTCTTTGTACTTTTGCCTTTCTTTAGGTTTAATGGGGATGCTGGTCTCAGAACGGTATCAGCTGATATTTCCAGAGACGAACAAATACACGTGGCCACTAATAGCCTTGTATGTCACGATATGGGCTTATCTTGGAGTCAATCTCTGGATAAACTTAGGAAGGCCACGATTAATTGGATAATGGAGCCACTAAGTAAGAAGACCTATGGCGATAAATATTTAAGCAAAAAATTTTGGCTCGATTCTAGCGACAACTTAATGTATAACGGCAAAGCTCCAGAGCTTTCTGCCACCAAGTCAGCTAGGATGCCAGCCTTTTTCGAACATGCAAACACAAATCTCCCTCAATACTCTTAAGCTTCACAACGAAAGGTTAGATCAGCTTATAGAAAAACTTGAGGCAAACTTCGGTTGGAAACCCACCCATCCTAAAGAACCAATCGAATCAATTATGTACCGCGCTGGTCAAGCCAGTGTAATCGACTATATCAACTCAATCATGGAGGATGAAATCTAATGTGTGGAGCAGCAGCACTACCAGTTTTAAAATTTATAGCACCTATGGTTTTACCACAGTTAGCTAATAGAATATTTGGTGGTAAACAAGCAGATGCAAAACCTGCAAACTTCCAACAAACAGCAGCACCTGGAACTAAACTAGCTGGTCAAGCAGCTACGACAGGCGAAGACGAAGCTGCGAAAGAAGATACACAAGCATCAGAAACTGAAAAAAGTAAGAGTGCGAAGTTAAAAGGTATAAGACAAAACAACCCTAACAAAACAACAGGTGCATCTGACGCTCCTGCAGCAAGTGGCGCGGGTTCAAACATAAGTGGAGGGGCTCAGAATTATGGAGGCGTAACCGTTCCTAATCTAGGTCCAGCTATCTAATGGAAACAGCTAGAGAAAGATACAATCAACTGTCCTCAAACCGTACACAGTTCCTTAGTACAGCAGTTGAATGTTCAGAACTTACGCTGCCCTATTTAGTTAAAGAAGATACCAATAGCAACCACCAGATGCTAAGGACACCTTGGCAATCAGTTGGTGCTAAAGCAGTTGTCAATCTCAGTGCCAAGTTAGGTCTTGCACTGCTACCACCACAGACAACATTTTTCAAGCTACAGATTAGAGATGACAAACTAGGTGAAGAACTATCACCAGAGGTAAGAAGTGAACTAGACCTATCCTTTGCCAAGATGGAAAGGATGGTTATGGATTACGTCAATGCTTCTAGTGACAGAGTAGTTCTAAACCAAGCACTAAAACATTTAGTTGTCTCTGGTAACGCTTTAATATTTATGGGTAAAGATGGTCTCAAACACTATCCCCTCAACCGTTACGTTGTTAACCGTGATGGAAACGGGAACGTCATCGAGATCGTTACAAAGGAACTAATTAGTCGCAAGTTATTAGACTTACCAAAGGAAGTTAAGCAACCTAATTCAGTTGTTGACGAATCCAAAGGTGGCTATGGAACTGATGACAAAGACGTTGAGGTTTATACCTGCGTCAAGATAGATGAGAAGAGTGGTCGTTGGAAATGGTACCAAGAAGTATTTGATAAGATCATTGAAGGTAGTTATAGTACAGCTCCAAAGAACACAAGTCCTTGGCTAGTTCTTAGATTCAATACTGTTGATGGAGAGGACTACGGGAGAGGTCGAGTCGAAGAGTTCTTAGGTGATTTAAGATCACTTAATAATTTAAGCCAAGCTCTTGTCGAAGGAGCTAGTGCAGCTTCGAAAGTTTTATTCCTGGTTGCACCATCCTCTACTACCAAGCCAAAGACTATTGCGAATGCAGGTAATGGTGCGATCATACAAGGTAGACCAGAGGATGTAGCGGTAATACAAGTTGGAAAAACTGCTGACTTCAGAACAGCTGCAGAGCAAGCTCAATCTATTGAAAGAAGAATCAGTGATGCTTTCCTTATCCTAAATATTAGGCAAAGCGAACGCACCACAGCTGAGGAAGTACGCTTAACTCAGTTAGAACTAGAGCAACAATTAGGAGGTTTATTCTCGTTGCTCACAGTAGAATTTCTTATTCCATATTTGGATAGAACTCTACATATACTCCAACGTAGTAATCAGCTACCAAAGATACCTAAAGATATTGTTAGGCCACAAATTGTTGCTGGTGTAAACGCATTAGGTAGAGGACAAGATAGAGAAAGCCTCACTCAATTCATAGGAACCATTGCTCAGACAATGGGACCAGAGGCATTAATGAAGTTCATTGATCCTAGTGAATACATCAAACGACTAGCAGCTGCACAAGGTATTGATGTTCTTAATCTCGTGAAGACAGAACAGCAACTACAAGCTGAGATGCAGCAACAAGCCGAGGCTCAATCGCAACAAGCAATGGTTGAGCAGATGGGACAAGTAATGAGTTCACCAATAATGGATCCTTCTAAGAATCCAGGCTTGGCAGAACAAGGAGAAGAACCCTTAGAAGAACCACCTAATCTTGAAGAATAAATGGCAGAAACATTAACGTTCGACAACACTACTGAACAAACGTCAGCTGATAATCTGACTACAGAAGAGCAGGATTCTCTGCAGGTTGGAGAACAGATACAAGAACAACAAGACCAACTACTAGCTGGTAAGTATGAGAATGCCCAACAGCTAGAGAAGGCTTACATCGAACTCCAAAAGAAAATGGGTTCGGGTGAGGAAGAGAAAGCAGAAGCCTCTACTGAAGAAACAACAGAGGAGGTTCCTGAATCACCTATAGAAATAACTCCAGCTGTTGAGGCTATGACTTTAGCGGCTACTGAGTTTGAGCAGAATGGTGAACTAAGTTCAGATACTATGGCTAAGTTCAACAATGTAACCACTGAAGATTTGGTTAGTACATACAAGGATTTGTATGCTAAAGCTAAGGAGTTAGGTTATGAGGAGCCAACAGCAAAAGCTGAACCAGTAGCTATATCTGATGATCAAGTTAATTCAATCCACAACTCAGTTGGTGGAGAAGAAAATTATAATAGAATATTAAATTGGGCTTCTGATAATTTAGATTCTAATACTATTGATTCATTTGATCAGATAATAGAAAGTGGAAATGCGAATCAAATACAACTCGCTTTAAATGGTGTAAAAGCTCAATACGATAATGCAAACGGATACGAAGGAAGAATGTTAACTGGTAAAGCACCCCAAACATCTGGTGATGTTTACAGGAGTCAGGCTGAAGTTGTGAAAGCTATGAGTCACCCTGATTACGATACTGACCCAGCTTATAGACAAGATGTGATCGACAAACTAAGTCGATCAGATGTTCAATTTTAGATAGACATGGCGACCTGACCGATCATCCTCGCCATTCACCTATCTTTAAATTCAATGACAACCATAACCGAATACGGTAAACAAAACATTTTCGCTAAAGAACCACCTATTGAAATCATGAACGAAAACGAAGAGAACTTCCTTATGGAGCAAGCTGAAAGAACTAACGGTCAGTTAGCAATGATCGGTATAGTAGCTGCCCTTGGAGCTTACATAACAACTGGACAAATCATTCCAGGTGTTTTTTAAATGAGCAATATAGCTATATGGCAAAGAGCTAATGGCAGATTCGCCATGCTCGCCTTCTGGATTATTGCCGCAACTTATT